GTATGGCGAAGCTATGCTCGTCGTGGAAAACAATAGCTTGGGGATCTCCATCTTAGAGAAACTACAAGAGAGAGAATATCCAAATCTTTACTTCTCTATTAAGGGTACACACGAATACATAACAGAAACACAGGCACAGGGCATAAACAACTCCGTTCCTGGATTTACCACCTCTTCAAAAACTCGTCCTCTAATAATCGCTAAGATGGAAGAATTCATTCGCAACCAACTAATTACTGTATATTCTTCACGAATAATCGGCGAATTCAAAACTTTCATCTGGAACAACAACAAAGCACAGGCCATGAGGTCATATAATGATGACTTGGTTATGGCTCTTGCAATTGCGTGCTGGGTGAGAGATACAGCATTAACAGTTAATCAACGAGATTTGGAATATAAAAAAGCAATGGTTAGTTCAATGACAGTTTATAGCAACACAATAAAAACAACCATTCCTGGCATGACAGGACATAAAACAGGCATGTTAAGCGACGAAGCAATTAAAATAAGCCACCATTACAAAGATTTTATTTGGCTACTAAAGGGATAGAAATATATGGCAAAGAACACAAGAAACCCAAGAAACCCAAGATCAGATTTATTTAAATCTTTAACGAAATTATTTTCGGGGCCACTTGTTAGTCGTCGCGCACAACAAGGCCATCGACTTCGTAGATACCAATTAGATAGATATAGTTCTAGATTTAGATCTGCTAGCGGCCAAGAGTTTAAGCGCAGCCGTTATAGCGAAATAAATACAACGCAATTGTCTATCATGTCCCAACACAACAGGGGAGAAAGATATGTCGATTTCGACCAGATGGAGTATACGCCCGAGATCGCCTCTGCTCTTGATATTTATGCTGATGAAATGACAACTCATTCAGCACTTCAGCCAATGCTAAATATTGATTGTCCGAACGAGGAGATTAAATCAGTACTTAAATCCCTTTATCACGAAGTTATGAATGTTGAGCATAACCTTTTTAGCTGGTGCCGGGCGATGTGTAAGTATGGAGATTTCTTTCTCTATCTTGATACGGACGAGAGAGAGGGCATAATTGGTACAATAGGCATGCCAACTCATGAGGTGGAAAGGTTGGAGGGTGAAGATAAATCAAATCCAAATTACATCCAATATCAGTGGAGCACAGCAGGCATGACTTTCGAGAATTGGCAAGTTGGCCACTTCCGCATCCTAGGTAATGACAAATATGCTCCATACGGCACATCAGTGCTCGAAGCTGCTCGCCGAATCTGGCGCCAATTGGTTCTCCTCGAAGATGCAATGATGGCTTATCGTATTGTGCGAGCGCCAGACAGAAAGATGTTCAAGATCGATGTTGGTCAGATCCCGCCAAACGAGGTCGAACAATACATGCAAAAGGTCATTTCGTCGATGAAAAGAAACTCTATTGTTGACTCATCTACTGGTCGTGTTGATCTTCGTTACAATCCTTTATCCATAGAGGAAGATTATTTTATTCCCGTCCGCGGCGGCTCCAATACAGACATTTCTAACCTTACTGGCGGAACCAGAACCGGCGACATTGAAGATGTTAAATATTTGAGAGACAAGCTGTTTTCAGCATTGAAAGTCCCCGCATCCTATCTTACGAACGCAGAAGGAGCAGAAGAAGACAAGACAACACTAGCGCAGAAAGATGTTCGTTTTGCTCGCACCATTCAGCGATTACAGAGAGCGGTTGTTTCCGAACTGGAAAAGATTGGAATCATCCACCTCTATACAATAGGTTACAGGGATGATGATTTATTAAGTTTTAAGATCGGGTTGAACAATCCTTCAAAAATAGCAGAACTTCAGGAGCTTGAGCATTGGGATAAAAAGTTTGATGTAGCCGGACGCGCTGTTGAGGGGTTCTTCTCTCGCCGCTGGGTCGCAGAGCATCTATTCAACATGTCCCACGAAGAATTCCTGCGCAACCAACGCGAACTCTTCTACGACAAGAAGTTTGACGCAAACCTTGCAGCAACCGCAGAGGCAGAGCAAGAGATGGCCGCCGCCGCAATGACCGACGCCGGAGGAGGCGCCGGCGCCGATCTAGGCGGCGGAGACCTGGGCGGAGACGAACTAGGCGGAGACGAACTAGGCGGAGACGAACTAGGTGGAGAAGATCTCGGAGGTGAGGATCTCGGAGGGGGAGAAGAGGCCGGCGGAGAGGAAGATGTCTTACTGGCCGCGCCTGGTCGCCGAGAGGATTCTCCCGCAGACATTCGTCTCAAGGATCGTATTCGCAAACGAGCCGCCTATGAGAAGGTCAAGAGCGACAAGAGAAAAACCGCAGGCAGGGGAAAGAACTATAAGGCCCTTGCTGGTCTAGAAGTGGGAACTGCTCGCTCTATTTATCCTGGCTATGAAGGCGCAACTGGCTTAAAGCCACTTACCAAAGGGATGTTCGAAGAGCAGCAAACTATTTATAGGCAAAGCTTTGCAGAGGAAGAAGAAAAGATTCTTTCTACCAATGTTGAAGTTAGAAAACTCATAAAGGAGTTAGAGAAATCGGAGTTAAAAGAGAATGAAGCTAAAACACAATAAAAAACGGAATACGGCTTTTTTATATGAAGCAATCATTAAGGAAGTTGCAAAGACTATTGTTTCTGGAGATCGGGAGAGAAAAGAAAAACTCATTCGTTTTTTAAAAGAAAATTTTAGCAAAGGCAAGGTTTTGAAAAAAGAGCTTGATCTTTATAAAGCTTTGGGCGAAACTAGTGGAGTCGATCTTTATACTGCCGAGCGCCTAATCCAAGAGACAAGAAAAGAGTATTCAAACCTAGATAAAAAAACAATATTTGAAGCTCAAACTAGTTTGATTGATTCTATTAATAAAAATTACGGGAAGGAAGTATTTTCTAATTTTGTGCCAAACTATCGCAACCTCGCCACTATAGCACAAATCTTTGGCGGTGGCCTGCCTCCAAAGGAGCGTGTTCTTCTGGAGCGTAACATAGTTAGTTGTCTTGTTGCGACACAGAAAAAAGATTTAGAAGACAAAAATTTACCACATATTGATGATCTTGTATATAGAAAGGTTGTCGAGAACTTCAACTCTAGATATGGAGGGGGGCTCTTGGAAGAGCAAAAAGCACTGTTAAGCAGATATATAACATCTCTGGGGGACAATCAAATAGAGTTTAAAGTTTACTTGAACGAAGAGCTTTCAAGAATTAGGCAATCTGTTGAAGATCTATATACAAACGAAGTAATCAAGAAAGATGACAGCATGAAGCACAAAGTGTCTCTCGTGTTGGAAAAGATTAAATCTTTCAGCCAAAGACCAATCGATGCAGAGATGATTCAGCAAGTACTTAAAATACAGAGTCTTGCCCAGGAGTGTACAGAGTAATGGCAGTAAGAGTCATAATAGGCAAACAAGAAGAAGAGCTTCCATCGAGTATTGCTGCTAAGTTGGAACTTGTCATTCGGCGCACCATGGATGGCGACTTCATGATCATGGATCACAACGATGTCGACATCATTGTGATGAAGGACAAAAAGAAAGTGATTGCATTTCCAAAAGAAACAATGTCTGACGAAATATATGGTACGGAAAACAGGTTGTTTAAGTTTCTTGCTAAAAAGGGACTGGTCGACATCAGTTCGATACAAGCTGGAACAATTTACGGATCACTTGAGGCTCGCATGTTGGTGTCGCCGGACTTTGATGTGATCAAGATGTCCTTGATAAACATTCAAAAATGGATGGATGAAGAGCGCCCTTATATGGAATTTGATGATCGTTATGAAGAGATGACTTCTGACAGGTTTACAGATCCATCTGACGAGCACTCTACGGAGCTTGGTGAGATTCCACACGGAGACCAAAAAGGAGCACTACAGCCAATGCCTGGCAATGCTCACTATTGGCTTTCCTACACTTATCAAGAATAGGGGCCAAATTGGAACTTTTAACATTCGTTCTCGCCGCCTATGGAATGACGCAACTATTATGTTACGGCTTCATCTTCAACAAGGTTCGTCCCAAACATCACTTCTTCCATTGCCCCATGTGTGTGGGCTTTTGGGTAGGAGTTTTTTTGTGCGGAATAAACGGTTGGACAGAACTATTTACTTTCGAGCATACTATCGCTAACTATTTTATCTTGGGCTGCTTAAGTTCGGGAACATCTTATGTTTTCAACATGATATTCGGTGATTGTGGGCTCAACATTCAACTTTCAGGAGAAGAAAATGCGAAGAATTAATATCCCAGATGTTCGCCGCTGCTGTAAGGGCTCCTAGCTCGTGCGGGTTGCGCCCGCTTTTATTTTATAAAGGAAATCAAACAGATGAGAATCTCAAAAAATCAACTTAAACAAATCATCAAAGAAGAGCTTGCAGGAGTTCTTAGGGAAGATGAATTATCGACCGCCCCGCGCAAACCTGGCGTCACCCAGTTGCACAGCGCTGAAGATGCAATCGAATACATGTCCGACTGGGAAGCTACGCGTCAGAAATATCATGATGATCCGTCGACTCGACCACAGGGCATCGCGAAATATATCGCCAAGGGAGGCCATGCATGGGGCAAGACCGCCGCCGGAATGGAAAGTGCTGTGCGAACATTGGGGGGCATTCCCAACGCAATTGCGGATGGCATAGAAGTACTGCAACGCTCCCTGCACGCCGGCGCCGTAGCTTCTCGCGAGAGAGACGCAAGGGATATGGCCAACCGAAGGCTGGAGTCTGGTGAGTGGACCGAAGAACAAGCAGATCAGTTTGTCGACACAATG